TTATTGTATTTTCTTATTCATATTAGAAAATTGCTGTTTTGCAATAGATGTTGCAGCCCTTAATTCAGCTAAATCTTCATTTTGTTGCAGTTTTTCTTGTGTATTCATCTGATTCATCATAGCTCTCATCTTATCTAGATTGATTCTTTCTTGTCCCTCTTGTTTTTTTCTACTATTTTCTTGAGCTTGTAGGTCAAGTTCTCTAGATTTTAATGCAGCAATAGGATCATTATCAAATTGAGAAGTTATTTTTCTCTCTTCCTTCATAAATTCATCCATCATCTCAGCAATTAAGATTGCTTTTCTAGATTCTAATTTCATTTGAAACTCTTGAACCTGCGCTTGAACTGCAGGATCTTGTACAGCTTGAGGATTTTGAGCTAACATTTGTATTTGTTGTAACTCTTGTGCAAATTCTAATTCAACTTGTTCTAAAGCCATCAAAGAAATATGTTCAAAAATATTTTTCTCTAACGATCCCATTATCATTGGATTATTTTTTGCAATGTTAGTTGACATAAAATTTAAATGCGCAGTGATATGTGCTCTATGATCTTGTCCTCTAAATGCTTGGAAAGGTTGTCCACCTAATGCATCAATATGTTCTAATGCAGGATCTTTAGGCATTGGTTTTGGGGGTTGAATTAAAATCTTATCAATATCTTTTACACCTAATGCTTCGTACATTTTTCTATAAATTTCATATAAATTATGAATTTGTGGATTAGATTGAGCAAGTTGCAATTCAGTTTGTGCTAAACTAATTCTTTGTGTTTGAGAAAATATATTTGGATCAGCAACTGGAACAATATCTATTCTATCATCAAAGTCTGCTTGCTTAATATTTTTTTGTCCACCTACAACATCATAAGGATATTCTTGAGGTAAATATAATTTAAATACTCTGGATAATAATTTGAATTCTAATTTTAAAGATGAATATAATCTTTTATGAATTGCAGACATTGTTCTGCTTCCTCTTTCCAACAAGGCCACGGTCGTTCCCACTGCTGCTTGTTGATTCCCATCCCCTACTTGCATGTCAGCTATTGAAGCAAATCGCTGACCTGCTGATACAACGACCCCCATAAGTTGTAATAAAGTTTGTGAAGGTTCTTTATAAGGTAAAGTCATAAATGCATCTCTTAAATTTCCTCCTGGTGCATCTACATCTCTCCATTCACCCGGTTGAATAGATTGAGCATCATCTCTAATTCTAATTCCTCTCATTTTAAATCCTGCTGGTAAATTAGATAAAGTTCCCGCATCAATTAATTGTCTAAGTGCAGAAGTTGCAGTTCTAGATAATCCACCAATCATATGAATTAATCCAAAACCATAGAATCCTAAACCTGGTAAAAATTTAAAGTGAACGAAATATTGAATTTTATTTTTTTTAGGATCACCTATTTCGTAATTTCTACGAATAGATAAAATTTCACGAGAGCCTTCTTCTATCGTCACAATATAAGGAAGTTTTATTCCAGTCATTTCCCCGTTGGGATCACGATCTTCAAAGCCCTCAAGATCTAAATTTACATGACACTCAATTAAAGTAAAGATATCTTCATTACCTGATTTAGTGACTCCTTCGATTTCTCTCTCTTTTGATTTTACATCATCTGCTTCAGTAACAGAATCATCACTTGGCAATAAATCTATATCTTTGTAAAATCCAGCGACTTGTTGTTTTCTTAATTCATTTGCAGAAATTTTTATAACATGCATAATTGCTTCTGCATCATCTAATGATGTTGCTGCATAAGGAACTACTAAATCTTCTGCTGGTACAAATTTTGAAACAGCTCTACCAAGTAAATCATCATAGTAAACTTTTTTAAATGTAGATCCTGATAATGGTAAATAAAATAACATTTGATCAAATTCTGGTTCATATTCTTTCATGACATCCATAATTTGATAATTCATAAAATCTCTAACACGAGTTGCTTGATCTTCTTTTTCTCTTGAGGAGTTTCCAATTATTTGAGTTCTAACCGGTCCATCTGCTGGTAATAATTCTTTATAAGCTAATGCTTGAAACTGTGTTACTGCTTCTGCTAATACTGGATGAGTTGCACCTGATGCTCCTTGAAATGGTTCTGTTCTTTGATCATATTTAAATCCAAGTAAATCTAAACCTTGTGTATAAGTTTGTTCCCAATCTCTTCTTGAATTTTTATAGTCTTCAAAATTTTGATATAGCTCTGAACCTAAAGGTCCTAAAATATTTTCTGGTAATAACTCTGCTAAATTATCAAAATGATTTATACTTTCACCTTGATTAAAAGCTCCTGGTTGAAAATTAATTTCAACTCCACCATCTGCCGTTGGTGTAATTTCTGTGTTACCTATATCTGGAATAGATTCTTGAATTTCTACAATTTCTTCAATTGCAGCTTCTGGATTCTCTATTTCAATCTTATTTGTAACTTCGTTTGGAAGTGACTTGTCTATAGTTGCCATTTAATTTCTCCGAACTTACTATCTTAACCTTATTATATGTAACATTCAAGCCCTGTGGGTTAGGACCTGATTTAGGTGGTATAGTTGTTGTTAATTTTTTCATTATATTCCAAAAGAAGAAGGAGGAAGATTAACCTTATATCTTGCAATCAATGAATCTAATAAAGGATCTCCTGTGCTTGGATTATATAATGGAGCATATAAAGGAATTGTGGTTATTCCTCCTGCTCCTCCTGCTGAAGGACTAGGTGCTGGTCCACTTTGAACTGAAGTTGTAGCTTGTGAATAATCATCTGGAGCAGTTACACCTCTTCCAATATTAGATCCTATTTGTGATCCAACGAATCCTCCAATAGGTCCAGCAATTGCTGTTCCAATTGCTCTTCCAATATTAGCTGGATTTGTTGCAAAGGATGTTACTTCAGAAATAGCTTTATTAGCAACATCTGAAAGAGTGCTCATAATACCAGTTTGAGCTGATATACTTTCATCAACATCAGATGCAAAAGTGTCTGTTTGACCAAATCCCGTTTCACCCATTCCTGCTGCTTCTCCTGGTCCTGGTCCAGTGTCACTACTAAATCCTTCTGATCCTCCTGGTCCAGATACTCCACCTGAATCTCCTGGTCCTGGCCCTCCGTGTCCAGTTCCATCATCTGATCCTCCTGGACCACTATCTCCTGCATCACCACTATCTCCTGAATCTCCACTATCTCCTGAATCTCCACCACCATCACCACCGCCACCATCTCCTCCACCACCGTCACCACCACCCGCTCCACCACCAGATCCTTGTAATGATGGAAGTCCAAATGGACCTTTGTTAGGTTTACCTTTTAATGAACCATATAAATTTAAATCTATTAAAATTTTTTCTTCGTCTTTTGTAATGTAAGCAAGATGTGCAACAGGATGATCTTTAGATGATCTCCATTTAACTGGAGCATTAACTGTTTTTTGTTTTCCTAAAAAATTTAAAACACCACCTTGTTTTACAGGTTTTGTTTTACTTGGTTTTTCAATATTGATATCGTATTTAATTGTCTTCTCAATCATATTAATAATATGTTCTATTTACCCTTGGGGTAGGTTCATCTTTATAGTCTTCTGGATGAGAAATCAACCCACCTTGTCTAAATCTCATTAGAGCTTGGGTCATAGAATCTACTAAATCGTCATTATCTCCATGAGGAAAAGCAGCACATTCTTCAATAACTTCCTGTGCAAATTGTTTACCCTTTGGAGCCCATATTTTTCCAGATTCAAATAATGGTGCAACAGCATTGACACGTGCATGTTTATCATTACCTTTTGATGGTGAATAATTAACAACTGGTATTCCCATTTGTCTAAGTTCATAAGTTAATGGAAGACCAGATGCTTTAGCTTCAACTAAAACTGTTTCAGGTTTCCAATACATATATTGTTCGTGAGCCAGGCGCCTTAGTTCAGGAAACTCTACTCGTTTTTTAATCGCATCAAGTAATATTAAATTTGGACCAGAGTCCTGATTTGGATAGAACACGCCCCAAGTAGTAATTGCAGAATAATCCGCAGTTTCTTTTTTTAAAAATGCAGTATCATAAGATTGAATTACATGTTCAATTGCAGGCACATAATCTTCTTCCCAATCCTGCCACCATTCACGTTTGATAATTGCTCCTTCTTCTGAAGTTGGATTTTGCATGTATTGTGCATTCCATTTAGAAACACCCGCTGAAGCTTTAACTGCTAGCAAATCTTCTAACTTCCAATATTGTGGCCACACAGGTTTACCACTTGGCATGATAGCTGGAAATTCTACAACTTCCCATTTATCAGCTTTATCTTCTGCTCCTTGAGCCTTGATCAATTGTGCAGTTAAATCTTTTGTACTCCATCTGGTCATAACTAAAACAATACGTCCACCAGGTTGCAATCGTTGACGAGGTCCTGATGTGTACCATTCATACGCTTTATCAAAAGCTGTTGTTGAATTTGCATCTTGTTCTGAATGTGGATCATCGATGATGAGTAGATCAGCACCTCTACCGGTTACCGCACCTTGGACACCGACAGCAAAGTATTCACCACCTTTATTAGTTTCCCAACGTCCAGCTGCTTTTGAATCTTCTTGTAATCTTGTATTAAATATTTCTCTGTATTCAGCTGAGTCAATTAAGTTTTTTGTTTTACGACCAAATCTTACTGCAAGTTCTGCTGTGTGAGTTGCTTGAATAATTTTTAATTTAGGATCATTACCAATCATCCATGCTGGTAAAAAGTATGATGCAAATTCTGATTTAGTGTGCCTTGGCGGCATATTGATAATTAATCTTGTAAGTTCTCCAGATCTCAATCTATTAAATTTATCTGCAATAGTTTTATGATGAGAGCCTTCAATAAAATCTGGCCAAATGTATTTTACAAATGTTAAAAAATC